CTTTCTTCATCAAATGGTAAGAAAGTTTCATTTGCCGCAGCAGTAATCTGAGCAGAAAGTTGATTAGATGTAATGTCAACACTAAAAGTTTTTCTAACTGTTAAGAAAGCATTTGTAAGATCAACAGAAGCAATATCAGTTCTTGGTAATAATGTATAGAGAGTATTATCAGAGGATGCGTCAAGTTTTGTAGTTACTAACCTAAAGTCACTAACATCAATGCTTGCTGTTGGGAGAGCTCCTGCCACAACTCCAGGGACTACAGTAACTGCTTCAATCGCAATAGTATCTGTTCCAACACTTGTCACTCTGGACATTGTTGGATCAGTCAGAGTTGCTGCTGAGTTTGTATATTCTACAAGATCACCAACTGAAAATGCTGATGGGAAAGAATTATTAGAACTTCTTACCGTGCTAACTCCACCAGATGCGGCAGTAATCGTTGCTACACCTACAATAATTGATGGAGACTGGATAACATCAGCATTAAAGGTATTGATACCAGTATTACCATCATTAGTTGCATATACCGACTTAACATCTGCCAGTGTATGTGCCGTTACTGCAATGGCAATTCTTCCGTCAGGCACACCATCGAAGATAAGAGCTTCGTTTTGTATGAAGTCTCCTTCTACTTCATACACTGTCAGTGCGGTTCCTACAGTTACGGCGTCCTTCAGGAATCCAGTAGCACCACTATTGGATCCTTTAATGAAGGTTGGGACAGAAAGAGTAGTTGACTGGTTAAGAGACAGGTGAGTTACAGTCTGTACATCATACAGCGAAAGATCCCATTCATTTAAACTACCGTTATTGGCATCGTATGATCCAGATTCCAGTCTGTAGTCATAGACTCTTGCAACACCAATTTCTCTTCCTACAGGGGAAGTATCAGAAGTTAAACCAACTCTTTGGTCTCTAAGACTAAGAACATATGTATTACCAATACCAATATCGGGTGCTCTAAGAGTTCTGTTTACTCTCAGAGTTGGACCAGTATTGTATATAATAGACTGATCTGAGATCGTTTTTGTTGTTCTTGGTTTTGGAACATCGATGAAAGTCGTACTTGCTACATCAATGTCGTATCCGCGAACAAATGCTCTACCTGGAGAGAACTTATAGAGTGCCAGGTCATCAGTTGGAATCTGACCACTGGAAGTTAGTTGTCCTACATTATATACACCTCTATTACCTCTTCCGTTGTTTAATGACTCATGAACAGAAAGATCAAATGCTTTGACATAATAGTCACCAGATTCTGCATAAGTTCTTCTGGCAAGAATATCTGTCCAATCTTTAAATCCTGGTCCTCCACCAAGATCACCTCTTCTGGTTTGAGATTTAATATTACCATCTTCAATAATTGACAACTCAACAAACTGATTGTCGTCATAATCAGTCAGTGGTTTTTTAAACAGACTTACAGAAATTTTAAGTCTATCTGCACCAGGAGCTGAATAGTTATTAAATCCCTGAGAATTGTCATTCAGAGTTTCATCTGCATCTGCGTTGACAATCTCCTCTTGAACAAAGAGACCAACTCTATAGTTAGGGCTGGATCCATATTGATCAAGAATTAATGTTTCGGTATTTACATTTACAAAAGTTCCGCGAACAAAATATACACCTTCCTGAATCTGAAATGCAGAACCTGTTGTTGCTGCTTCATTTCCGATCGTAGTTGCAAATGGAGATCCGGCAGCAATAGTAGAGTTGCCAAGAAGACCAGATGAAATAATTTCGTTGCAAGTTAAGTTTTCTCCATCAGAAAAAACTTGAGTTGAATTATTGGTCGTGCTTGAGTTAAGATAGTTAATGTAAAGAGTTAAATTACCTCTTTCAGATTCTTCTGGAAAAAGAACTTTATCTACAACAGCACTTACTCCAGATGTCTCACCAGTAATTTTCGTTCCAACCAACTGCTCAGCATATGCAGCAACAGGAACTCCAAGATAGGTATTTTGCAGTTGAATACCGTAATATAGTTGAGTATATCCAGTGTTACCAGGGATTACTTTTGCACCTTCTTTAAAAAAGTGCTGGCCAAACTTTTCAATCTGATTCTGAAGAATCGACTGTAAAGTGGTTAACTCTCTTGCTTGTACGGGATATCCAGGTTTGAATAAAACTCTATGAAAGTCGTTAGCAGGATCAAAGTCGTCAAAATATGGAGCTACATTGAGATTTGTTTGCTGAGACATAATTCTTTAGAACTGCAAAATGATTTTGATATCTTCTTTTTGGTTAGATGATCTGGTAATCGCGGGTCTGTTATCAACGTAGATAATATTTCCTGCATGTTTTTTAACTTCAGGACCTGCAACTCCACTGGTAAATGACTGACCAAGATAATATGTCCTATTATTTATTACGGTAGTTATACCTGTGAATGAAGTGTCAATGGCAAGATTGGATCCACTTGAAGGAACAATTGTCACACTTCCTCCAGCATCTGGAGAAGCAGTGAATGCTTTCAAATCGAATCCATAAGTTGGGTTTGTGATTCCAATTCCAGCAGTTGTAAAACCAGCAAGAGATCTGTCCTGCCAGTATTTTAAGACTCCTGTTGTTGCATCATAACCAACAACTCTACCAACAGCAGTAGATCCAGTTGCGACAGTTTGAGTGAAATATGAGTCAGCAGTAAAAGAAGCAGAACTATATCCTGTTCCAGTTAATTTAAGTGCATTGAGAGCACTTGCCTTATCTGATGTTAGAACATTTCCAGTAGAAACTTCTGGATTCTCAACTATGCCAACTCTTGCAATTTGGTTTCCAGTGATAAAATCTGGGTTTTCATTATCGTTCTCAATTCTTGAATAAAGAAGAACATTATATGCACCAAGTTCTCTATAGATATCTGCACCATGTCCACCCTGAGGTGACATAATTACATCGAATGTTGGAATAGTGGTGCCAGTTGGAACACCACCTGCTTCAAGATTCAAACTTCCGTAAGAATATCCAGATCCTTGATTGGAAACGGTTACTCCACTAACTTTGGAGTCTGCACCAACCGTCAAGGTGCATTCTGCACCAGTTCCATCACCTTGAATGGGAACTCTTGTATATGTTTGGTTAGCAGTTCCAAGACCAACACCAGAGTTGGTTACAGTAACAACTTTAATAGATCCATCAACTGCGTTGTCTCTTACCGCAGCATTGTCAGTTGAAGTTGACCAATCTGCAGGGACTGGCATAAAGTCTGTAGATTCAAACTTTACAACTTCGTTTGGTTTGATGGTGTAAAGATACTTCCAAAGATAACCATCACCACTTGAACCAGCAGATCTTGGTTCTAAATCAGTAAAGGTGGGTTCATCAAGTGATGGTTTGCCATTTGGATTATTTGGATCAGTTCCATTTTGTAAACAAGCATACACTCTGAAATCACTATTCATTACATAGTAAAATGCAGAGTATAAATTAGTGGCACCAGAAACGGCTGCAGTGTTGGTGACACTATAATCATGTCGATACATATCATACGTTGTACCAGAGGTCCAAGTCCTCTTAGGTATGACTTGTCTTACGTCACCTGCATTGATTTTCTTCAATGCAACCATGGTGTCCCAATAATCATTCTCCTGAGAGAAGTTATCCTTGGGAGCAGGTGGATTGGAATCCCAATCATCTTGATAATCAGATGGGTTTGGTAGACCAATAAAAGAATAATACGAATTTGAACTGGATGTAATTCCAGAAACAAAATTCTTCGCATTCAAAATTCTAATTTGATCAGTTATAATTGCAGCCATTTTGTGCCAACTTAATGGAAGTTTTTTTTATTTATTATGTATTGGATACGATGTAATTCTTGGACTTCAATTGTTGAGATCTTTCGACCCTCATTGATGTGTTAATTCCAATAATTCCGCCGGATGTATATGCAGAGTAAGAGTTGTTTGCCGCTCTTGACGCCATGACCATCTTACCCCAACTATACTCTCCATAACCTGCAAGAGTGGTTGTGGAGATTGTTCCAGCAGTTCCGAATGCAAAAGTATCATCAATATTTACAAATACTCTTCTGAATACAGAAGTTCCAATTCCAATGATGTTCCGTTCAACATTCTGAACACTTTGAACAACGTATACATTGTCGATAAAGGACTTACCAACACCAGCAGTGGAACTATCTACAGGATCAATCGATGTGATAGATGTAGTTGCAGATCCAACGTTGGAGTTAGAAACAATAAAGTAATCATTTACACCTAAAGAACTCAGAGTTACAGCAGTTCCGACGATTGTCGTTTCTCTCAGTTTAGACTCATATGG